ATGAAGATCCAGTTCCGGTGTTTGAGCAAGGTGGAGAAGTTCAATATTTTGCACCACCAAATTCAAGAATTGCTGGATTGAATAATTCAGATATTTTAGCTTTAAACAAAGCAGAAATGAATTTGAAAAAGACTCCTTCTGAATCTCCTACGAATAGATTAAAAGAATTGTTTGAACAGAAAAGGGGTGTTTACGGCGATATTTTAGGTTCTTCAGAAGATCAAAAAAATATGACTCAAGCACAGATGTTGTTTGATATTGCCAACACAGCTTTAACTTTTGCAGCTCCTATGCCTGGAGAAAAAGCAGGACTTAGCCCAGCCGAGCGTTTAGCTATGGCTGCTACGACTACCAAGTTACCACAAACTATTGGAGCTCGTGCCGCGGACCTAACCTCTCAAAAACAGAAATTAGATTTAGCCGCATTGCAAGCCGCAGAAACAACTCTTACTGCGGAAGATAAAGCAGCTTCTGCCAAAGAAATAGCTTTGGCTAAAAATACTTCCAAAGCAGGAAGTTTTGTCATAGCGGTTGATGATACAGGAAAAGTTGTAGGACGTTATGACCAAAACAATTCCACCGATAAGACCTTGATAAAAAATTTACCTGAAAACGTAACTTTGAAAAAAATAGGTGAAATAAAAAATAAAACTTCCAAATTAATAAACGTCTTTAAAAACGGTAAGTACGAAATGAATTTAGACTTATCTAATGATGAAGATAGAAAAGAATATGACAAACTTAAAACTGACAAAAATAATACTTTTTTTACAGTAGGCAACCAACCTACAGCGACTAAAGCTACCAAGCCAAAGTACATGAAAATTGTTCCTATAGAAGATGGTGTTCCTAACACTGCAAAAGGCGTTTCTATTGATATCAACAGTGATGACGGAAAGAGTGCGGTTGCACAAATGAAGTTAGATAATAAAAAACCTGATGGCCCAAAATTTCAGTTATTTGACACCTCAACTGAAAAACAATCTATCACAGCTCAACCTTACCTACTCGATGGAAACATTGTCTATTCTTTTGACGGTGTAAATGTTCAGGTTAAGGAAAATGATAAAATAGTAAACAAAAATATAAGTGAAGTTGGAGCAGTTGTTATTACAGATGATACTGCTTTTTCTGTCTTAAAAGCCGTTAAAAGCTCTAAGAAAGCTACTAAAGAATTAGAGGAATTAAATACGTTAGAATTAGGCGATCAGTATCAAGATGCAAATGATTTTAAAGCTGTAACTAATGCTATGAATCATGCTAGAAATGGAACAGGTCCTTGGTCAAGCTTTCAAGCTTTAATTAATAATACAGTAGGTGGTATTACAGGAACAGCTCCTTTTAAAGACAACGCTGACAGCAGAAACTTTTTAAAAGCTATTGAACTTTTAAGTAGAACAGCTTTGGTGTCTAATTCTAGATACGCTTTAGGAGAAATGGCCGCTATTTCTGAATTATATCCAAATCCAGATAATGTTTTTAGATCTCCTAAGTCAGAAGCGGCTAAATTTATGCAATTAAAAAGATTTGCAATTCAATTTAAAAGAAATAATTTAGAAGCTTTAAAAGAAGGCGGTTTAGATCCTGCTGGAAGAGCTAGTTACAATAAACACAATCGTTCTCTTGACAGACTTTTAAGTTTATTATCAGATGTGCCTGTTACAGTTCAAGGTACAGGTGGAGGTATAAGCATGGAACAGTTAAACAAAGCTAAAGAAATTTTAAAAAAGAACAACTAAGAGGGTTTAAATGTCAGAACTTGAAATACCTTCGGGAGATACTTTTACTTCAGAGTTTAAACCTTTAGAAGTTGACGATAATCAAATGGTTCAAATGATCAACCTGTTTGAATTTGACGAAAATGGTGAACAACAGTCTCAAGATCAAATAACAAAAAACATAGCTGAAGTTTTTATAAGTGAAGCAAAAGAAAAATATAATGTTCCAAACCTCACTTATCAAAGCCTTTTAACACCTGATTCTCCTTTTTTAACAAGTTTATATAAAAAAGGAATTATACCCGAAGGAAGTACTTTTGGAGAAGACGAAGAGGGTTTAATCTCTCCTAATGAAAAAATAATTAATTTTCTTTCTACAGCTAATTTTAGAGAAAACCCTATTTTATCGGGGGCCTTAGATACCGCAGGTAGCGCAACAGGTTTTACCATTGGTGCTGTTAAAGGTGCTCAGATAGGATCTAAAGTTCCTGGTAAACTAAAGATACCCGCTATGATTACAACAGGTATGATAGGAGGGGTTTTAGGTAGCGAGGTGCTTGAAACAATTCAACAGTCTATTTTTGGAAAGCCCTCTGCTCGTTTGCCGTCTCAAAGATCTAAATACGAAGGTGGTGTAACTGGCATGAATGTAGCTAATTTTTTATCAGCTCCTTACATGTTACCTAGATACATCCAAATGGGTTCTAGTCAAGTTTTAAAGAACTTACAAAAAAATGCAAAATTACGTTTTGATAAATTAGCTTTTGCAAATAAAGGTAAGTTCCGAGATAAAGCTTTAGAATCAATTATAAAAAAAGGCAAAGCACCTCTTGGTTTAAGATTTGAAGCAGGTGCTGAAAGATTTTTACAAGGTTTTATAGACACCTCTAGAAAAAATCCTTTTCTTTATGCTTCAGGAGAACTTTTTTCAGCAGCTGGTTCAGGCACAGGTGCCACTATTTCTGAAGAGTTATATCCTGGAGAAGCTCTTCCAAGAGTGGGCTTTGAATTAGGATTAGGAGTTCCCTCTGCTTTAGTACCTCATTTAGCCTTATCTAATGTAATTAAAAAAAGTTATGGTGCTTTAAAAGATTTTAGAACTAAGGCAAAAGAAATAAATCCTGTGACAGGAGAAAAGTTTGGAGCTAAAGGAGCTATTGCAGAAAGTAAAGCAGCAGATTATTTTAAACAAAGAAAATTAAGAACAAGTATTGACGGTCTTTTATCTCAGTTAGAAAAATATATGGATGACGGTGATATTAATTCTTTATTAAACACTTTAGAAGGTAGCTTCTTAAACTTAGATCCAAACTTAAAAAAAGTTATGGGAGAAAAAGGAACTAAAGAGTTAATACAATTAGTAAGTAAATCTTCAGGATTAAAATCAGGAAACCCTATTTTAATGGCTTACGAGGGTGCTTTAAATGCTCGTTATGATTTCATGGGTAATGAAGTTAATAGTAAATTTAGAGAAGCTACTAACGGATTGCTTCAAATGATGCAAATATTAATCGGTACAGGGGATGATGCAGCCTTAAAAGTAGCTTCTGAAATAGAATATAGTTTAATGGGTTCTTCGGTTCAAGCAAACATAGACGGTAAAGTAAGTTCTTTACTAGCTGCTTTTGACAAAGTTAAAGGCAAAAACACTAAAGACAATGTACAATTAAGCGAAAAACTGTTTAGTTTGTTAAAAAACGAATACAAATTGTGGAGAACTCAAGAGCGGAAATTTTATGACGGTGTTCCTAATTATAACTTTGACGAAGGTTTTCAATTTAAAGATGAATCTGGAGAAATTATAGAAGATGGTTTTTCAAACTTTTTAGAAATTTTAACAGATCCTGACGTTCTTCCTGTTGATAGAAACTTTGGTCAAGCCCTGATGAGAAAACAAGGTTTTGGACCTCTTCTCAACTATGCCAATGACATGCGAATTAAATTAGGACTACCTGAAGAAGGCGCTTTAACTTTAGCAGACGATGCGGCTTCCGCGGCTCCTATCACAAATAAAAATATTCAAAATTCTGAAATAAAATTAGCTAATATGGAAAGACCTAGTGTAACGGCTAGTTACAATAATTATAAACAAACTATTTTAAATAGAATAGAAAACGAAACATACGAAGGTGCTACGGATGATCTTAGCATAGATAAAACTATTATAGATGAAATAGAAAAAACCATACGCGTAGATCAACCTTTAAGAGGTCAAAATTATAATTACCAAAACAGGACTAAAGATAGAAGACAACTTATTCAATTTGTAAAAGAAAAAGTAAAACTTCAAACTTTAATTAATGCGGAACGATCTAAAAGATCTGCAACAGAAGTTGTGTCACAAGCAACGGATAGACCTGATTTAGGCTCTTTAACTTTAGATGAAATGAGATTAGCCCGATCTAATGCTTTAGATTTAGCTGCAAATCTTAGAGGAGAAGGCAAACCTCAACTTGCTAACAGAGCGAGCGCTATGGCAAAAGCTATTCTTCTTGATATACAATCTATATCAGATGATAAGTTACCTGAACTAAAAAGAGCTAATAATTTTTCAAGATCAGGGAACGATGTTTTCACAAGAACCTTTGTTGGAAAAGTATTAGCTAAAAACAAAGACGGTTCTCAAACTATACCTATAGAAACTATAGTAGATCAATTACAAGCTTCAAATAACAAAACTTATCTTAGATTTGCTCAAATACAAGACGCGCATGACTTTATCAATACTAATAATTTAAGAGCTCCCGAAGATAAATTTGGAACTATGAAAAGTTACAGAAGTACTTTGACAGGGATATTAAGAAACATAGCTTCCAACAAATCTATATTTAATGAAGAGACAGGGGCTGTAAATTCTAATGGTTTAAAAAAATGGATGACAAAAAACGAACCTTTATTAAATATTTTTCCTGCTTTAAGACGAGATTTATTAAATGCAGAAACCGCTAATAATCTTTTAAAAAATGTTAAAGATGAAACTAAGGAAACAAATAAGATTTTAGAATCAACTTTTAATTTTTCTAAGTTTGCGGATGTTGAAAACCCTTCTAAATATATTTCACAAATTATAAATAGCGACCAACCCATAAAAAGTTTAAATAATATTTTAAATAATATTAAAAATTTAAAAACGCCTGACAAAAATTTAGGGCAATATACTAAAAAAGTAAAAACTCTTTCAGGTGAGTTAGAAGAAACAGCAACAGCAAACAAGGAAAATATTCTTAAAGGTTTTAAACAATCTGTTTTAGAATATGTTTTAGTAGGTTCGGGTAGTTCAGGAGCAAACTCTAGATTCAGTCCTAGCAGGGCTTACAGTCTTTTGTTTGATGATATTAAAACATCTGGTGGTGAGACACGACAGTCCTTAGCTAAATGGATGTTGTCTAGCGGAGTTGCTAATAATCAAGAAATAACAACATACAGAACACTTTTAGAACAAATGGGTAAATTTGAAGCTGCGGAAGCTTCAGGAAGTTTGGCAGATTTAGGAGAAGGTTCTGTCAATTCTATGTTTGATTTTTATTTAAGAGTTTCAGGATCTGCCATTGGTGCAAAAATGCAGAATTTAATACCTGGCAGCACTGGAGCAGGTCAATTAGTAGCCGCTTCAGCAGGTAGTAAATTGATGAGGAGACTTTTCCAAGAAATACCTGAAAGCATGAAATTGGATGCTATGGCCGCTATAATGCAAGACCCTCCTGCTTTAGCCAAATTATTAAGACAAGCTAAGGATGAAAAAGCTCAAAGAGGTAATGCTTCTTGGTTTAGAAAATTTTTTGAAAAATCAGGCATTTTAGCTAAAGGTAGTGGCATTAGAAGAACTATTCCATTAACACAAGAAGTAATAAAACCAGAGATAGATCCTTTTGAAATGTTAAATCAAGAAGATAATACTCAACAGAGTTCGGTTGAACCGAGTATACAAATGGGTACTCCCACCACCCAAGTAGCCTCAAGTCAGCCATTTTTGAGCGGATTGAACGTCGCTCCCGCGGGAGGCGGTATCTCCTCCACCGCCTCCGCGCCTACCAATAGAGCTCAATATGCTTCGCTATTTCCTAATGACATAGTTTCAGGAATGATACCTACAGCTACTATGGCTGACGGTGGTGCCGTACCTCCAAGAAATGTCGAGATAAAAGGACAACCTCATATGCTTGCGTATATTACGCCTCAAGAAGGTGGGATACTACAACTTTTAGGCGGGTCAGGTAAAGCGGGACCTATGGGTATTCCTAGTTTCTTCGCGGATGATGACAGTGATGAAGCTTCAGAAGTTAGTGAACACTCTGAGGATGCGGCAGCCGGTACAGGTGGCCCCAGCTCAGGTGATATGGGTCTAGACGATAGTATTGCAGACATGGCTAATGCTATGGCAGGACACACAGCAGGAACAACGGGCTATTCAGATGTACAAGGATCTATTAACTATGCCCCCGTAGGAAAAATAGGTTTTGATCCTTTTGGTTTAAGAAATAAAATGAACCAACATGCTCGAAACTCTTTGTCTAGAGGTGTACAACCTAGTTTTACTACAGATACCAAGGGTAATGTTACGTCTGTTACAGGACCTGGAGGTCCTTCTTCAGGAATGCCAGGTATAGGTAGTTTACTATCTATGATTGGAACTAATATGGGTGTTACGACTACCACAGGATATAATCAAAATACAAATAATCCAAATGACAACGGTAATGACAATGAGTTAATTCGTAGAATACAACCTATTACCCCTCAACAGCAATATAGAACAGCTTTAAATCTGTACAATCAAAACCCTAATCGATACACATTAAGGACTAGATAAATGCAACTAAGTCAAAACTTTACTCTGGCTGAGTTAACAAAAAGCCAGACCGCAGAGCGTAGAGGTATAACTAACGTACCAGACGCGGAAGCCATAGAAAATTTAAAGATGCTTGCAGAAAACATTTTGCAGCCAGTGCGTAATGAGTTCGGCAGCTTCATGGTATCCAGTGGGTACCGCTGTCCAGAGCTTTCAATAGCGATTGGTAGCTCCAAGAACTCACAACACTGCACAGGAAGCGCCGCTGATTTTGAAGTAGCTAACGTAGATAATTACCTATTAGCTCAATGGATAAGAGACAATCTTATCTTCGATCAGCTGATCCTTGAGTGTTACACAGGCGGAAACACAGGGTGGATCCACTGTTCTTATGCATTGCGAGCTCGTAAAGAGTTACTTACATACGACAGAGTAAACAAGTACAGACAAGGTCTAATTAAGTAACCATCTCTTCTGTTCTTCGCCTAAGACTTCTCCAGCTAGGTTTATCTTTTCTCGCAGAGACTTGACAATCTTCTCGTCAATCGTGTCTTCCACAATCAAATCTATATAAGTCACAGCTTTCTTCTGACCTATTCTATGAGCACGGTCTTCAGACTGTAGCCTTATCTCCAGATCATAACTGTTACTGTAATAGATCATAGTGTTAGCGGCTGTAAGTGTAATACCATAACCACCCGTCTTAGGCTGACCTACAAAAAAGCGCAAAGGACTGTTCATATCTTGAAATTTATCCACAGTCTGTTGTCGATCGTCTTGCTTGGTTCCACCATAGTAGGTTGCCACCGAATCGCCGCCATACTTAGAAGACAGAGCTTTTTCTATTTCTAAAATATCATGTGTGTAGTTACACCATATAATAATTTTACCGGAACATTCTTCTACCGCGGCCAACAGCTCAGTCAGTCTGTTGTTATCTAACACTTTCATTTCACCTTCGTCACTCACAAGATATCCACAGCATATCTGTTGCAGTCTCATAATCTGTGTAAGTACACTAGCGGTAGTAGCCAGCTGGCCCTCGTCTAACTGAGCCAAGGCATACTTCTTCATCTGCGCGTACAGCTTGGTTTGTTCCGCGGTCAACGGCACATTCCGTTTGACGTAAATCTTATCGGGTAAGTCCAGACAATCTTCCTTGAGGGTTCTTACACTAAACCTGTTGAGCTTATCATTGAGCTCGTCCAAGCGTCTGTAGCCTGTGATCTCATTGAAGCTCCTTGCTCCCATAAATCTTTTTTGTACAACAGCATATCTGTTTTGAAAGGCAAAATAACTGGCCTGATCCAGTGACATAGGGTCTAAGAAGGCACACTGAGAGTACAAATCCATAGGGCTTTTTGTAACAGGAGAGCCCGTCAGGATACGTTTATACTTAGCATACTTACCTAACTGCATAATATTTTTAGTACGAGATGCCTTACGGTTCTTTATAGTCGTGCTTTCATCTACAATCATCATATTGTCAGGGTTTTTCTTTAAAAAATAATAGGCAGCTTTCTTACCACGATCAGAGCTGAAAGCCTCAACATTGATAACAAAAAACTTTATACCCGCCATAGTTTCAAACACAAGCTTTTGCATACTGTCTTGGAAAGCCTTGGTGGTGCTGGGTTGCCAACGAACCACGAACCTTTCAAACTCTTCCGGCAAGTGATTCGGTATCTCTTGTTTGATCCAGTTATCGTATACACCTTTAGGAGCTACGATCATTACCGAATCAATTTCACCTTTTAATTTTAATTTACCAACAGTATCTATTGCTACTTTAGATTTACCTAAACCCATCTCCATAAACAAGCCGTAGTAAGGTCTTTCCCAACTATCGTCTATGACTTCTTCCTGATGTTTAAAAGGATTTGTCTTATACATATACATTTATTTTATCTCCGTGCTTGACATCTATATTACAATATGCGATTTATTATATTAATGCAAGGCTATAAAAAAGTCTTTAACCACGAAACAGCAAACGCGAAAGGAAAAATATGGAAGATAGTTTGTTCAACGATATGCAAAAGGACGCTGTTAGTCAGCGTACTGGTGTAGAAAGTACAGACACAGGTCGATTGTCGAATGTGTCTACTTTAGCAAGTAAAATAATCCAAATGGAAAACAAGGTTAAGTTTCTTGAAGAGGAGCTCAAAACATCTAAGAAAGAGTTGTTAGAGCTTACAGATCAGGATCTTCCGGCCGCTATGGAAGAGATTAACATGGAAAGTTTTACTTTAAGTGATGGATCAGAAGTGAAGGTTATACCTACCTATGGTGGTACAATCAGAGCTGATGACAGACCTCAAGCGCATACTTGGCTAAGAGATAACGGTTATGGTGATTTAGTTAAAAACACTATCTCTGCTAACTTTGGCATGGGCGAGGATAACTTAGCAAAAGATTTTTATCAGTCTGCTCTCGATAGGGGCTTTCAGGTTGATAAGAAAGAAGCGGTTCATCCAATGAGTTTAAAGTCGTGGGTCAAAGAGATGACAGAAAATGGAAGTGAGTTTCCAAGTGATCTGTTTGGCGCGTTTATAGGTAAAAAAGCTAAAATTGTGAAGGGGAAATAGAATGGCTAATACACCAGTTAAGAAACAGGATTCTGACGTTGTTGCTCAGGATGCTAATGTAATCGATATGTCAATGTTTGCTACAGATGCAGGCATTGGTAATAAGGAAGTTGATCAAGATAGTTTAAGTATACCTTTCTTGAAAACTAACTTAACTAAGCAGATTAGAGCTTTGCATAAAGGCTCTAGTGAAGGAGATGTTATCAATACAGTAACAAATAGCATCTACAACGGGGAAGAAGGTATTAAAGTTATACCTTGTGCATACCAAAGACGTTTTATTCAATGGTCTCCACAAGGCGATGATAATACCGCTCCGATTGCTATCTATGCTAGCAAGGAAGATTGTCCAACAACAGAACGATCCAAGGAAGATAATAAAGAATATCTTACAGATGGTTCTGGTCAATATATAGAAGATACGCACCAGCATTTCGTTCTTGTATTGAATAAGGATGGGTCAACTGACGTTGGTATGATCGCAATGAAGTCTACTTCTTTAAAGAAAAGTAAGAAGTGGAACTCAATTATTTCGGGCAGAAAGATGACGGGTCCAGATGGTCATGTTTTCAGCCCACCAAGGTTCGCTCATGTCTATCATCTTTGGACGTATTTAGAGGAGAAAAGCGGATACTCTTGGTATAATTGGGAGATGAAGTTAGAAGGTCAGGTAACTGAACGAGCTCATTACGATGAAGCTAAGATGTTTGCCTTATCTGTCGAAAAAGGCGATGTTAATGTTAAGCATGAACAGGAAGGTGGGACTTCTTCTGCTCCTGTTGACAATGACGTTTCTGACAAAGATATACCGTTCTAATGGTGTGGCAATCTTTTAGCGCTATCTTTGATGGCCTAGAAGAAGCCTTTGGAACGTACAAGATAGACAAAACCCAAGCCAATGGTAAGAAGTCAGGTAGAGCTGCACTAATACGCGAACTACGGACCAAGGATCATTGGCAAGGGCATCTTAGCGGTAAAGGCGATTCTCTAGGTATCATACCCATTAATGCAGATAATAACTGCAAGTGGGGGTGTATAGACATTGACCAATATCCGCTAGATCACAAGTCTTTAATTGAAAAGATTAGGCGAATGAAATTGCCTCTTGTGGTTTGTAGATCTAAGAGTGGTGGAGCTCATTGTTTTCTGTTCACTAGTGAATGGATCGAAGCTAAGGAGATGCAACAGACGCTTCAGCATATCTCCGCCGCTCTTGGCTACGGCCAAAGTGAAATCTTTCCAAAACAAATACGATTACAATTAGAACGCGGTGATGTAGGTAACTTTCTAAACCTACCTTATTATGACGCTGAGGCCGGCCTACGATACGGTATAAAGGATGACGGCACCTCTGCGACCATCGAAGAATTTATAGAGCTGTACGAGGCTCACAAGCAGACCTTAGAGCAAGTCATGGCTCTGCAAGTAGAAGACAAAACAGATACACCTATTAAAGACGGCCCGCCTTGCCTCCAAACTCTTTGCGCAAGCAAAATATCCGAAGGCGGGAGAAACAATGGTTTGTTTAATATAGCTGTTTACTTACGAAAAGCGTACCCAGACAGCTGGGAAACAGAGATACTTACTTACAATATGATGTATTTTGAACCACCTTTGCCTTTGTCTGAAGTAAACATTGTCGCTAATCAAGCTAAACGTAAGGATTATGCTTACAAATGTAATGATTCGCCTATCAACTCGCATTGTAACAAAGAGTTATGTCGTACACGAAAGCATGGTGTTGGATCAGCTGTACAAGGAGCTACCATAGCAAACCTTAGAAAGTACAACTCAACACCGCCCGTCTGGTTTATGGATGTAAACGCGGAGCCCTTGGAGCTCGATACAGACGCTCTTCTCTCACAGCCCACGTTTCAAAAGGCATGTATGGAACAGTTGAACTTTATGCCCCGCACAGTTGGTAAGCCTATGTGGGAAGGACGTATCAGTTCATTGCTTACAGAGATGAAAGAAAACGAAGCAGCAATTATAGAAGTGGCAGAAGATGCAAGCACAAGCGGTCAGTTCTATGATTACCTTGAAGAATTTTGTAGACACTTACAACAAGCTCAGGCCAAAGAAGAGATACTACTGCGCCGACCTTGGACGAGTGAAGAAGATAATTTAACTTACTTTAGATTACGAGACTTTGAGAATTTTCTTAAAAAGAATAAATTCTTTGAATACAAGTCTCACAAAATTGCCCAGCGCTTGCGAGATATTAACGGGTCCAGTACTGTTTTGAAAATACAAAACAGATCTGTAAGATGTTGGGCAATACCCGCTTTTGAAAACGCAGATATGGAACTCAACCCGCCTAACATGGGCAAGAAAGAGGAGACACCATTTTAATGGAAGATGAAGAAGAAAGAATGGTCAAGGCTGACGGCCTTGACGAAGCAATATTAGGAACAGGTGGTCGTATAAATATGGACGAAGTCCTCATATATAGTTACGACAAGTGTGTACAGATATTCATGGATAAAGATAAAATGACATATGAAGAAGCTGTAGAGTGGATGGAGTTTAATGTTGTTGGAGCATGGATGGGACCAAGAACTCCTATCTTTATACATGAAATACCTACGTTTATGCGACCAGATGATTTTTTAGAAGAACTAGGTTTTGTTAAACCGGCAAACGATAATTAATGTTTAGAATCTTTGGACCTCCAGGAACTGGTAAAACAACAACACTCTTGAATATGCTGGACAAAGCTCTTGATAGTGGCGTGTCTCCTAATAGTATTGCGTTTCTTGCTTTTACCAGAAAAGCCGCAAGCGAGGCCAAAGAACGTGCCTCCGCTCGTTTTCATCTAGACCCAGACAAAGACCTCTTTTACTTCCGTACTCTACACAGCTTGGCGTTGAGCGCTAGTGGTATCCGTACAGAACAAGTAATGAGTAAGGAACATTATAAGGAGCTGAGTGATATAATATCTATACCCTTAGTCTCAGGAACGTCTCTTAACGATGATATCGTAGACAAACAAGCCACCGATCATCCTATCCTTAGTTTGATAAACTTAGCTCGTTTATGTAAAACATCTTTGAGGAAACAATACAACCAGACCTCAATAGAGTTTGACTGGAACACTGTTAATTATGTAGACAAGTCTTACAAACAATATAAAAAACATTACGAGCTTTACGATTTTACAGACATGCTACAATGTTTTATTGACGAAGCTGACGTAGCGTGTCCCAAGTTTGATCTCGTATTCCTAGACGAAGCACAAGACCTTAGTCCACTGCAGTGGGACATAGCTCATATCTTAGATAAGAACGCAAAGAAAATGTATGCAGCTGGAGATGATGACCAAGCTATATATAGATGGGCAGGTGCTGACGTAGAACATTTCATTACAATGGACGGCTCCAGTGAAACTCTATCGCAATCGTACCGCGTCCCACGGCTCATACACCGTACCGCCGAAACAATCGTATCCAGAATAAGTAATCGGTATCCAAAGAAATATAAGCCTAAAGATAGTAAAGGATCCATTAGCTACATCTCCCGTTTAGACGATATAGATGTATCATCTGGTCAATGGCTTATATTAGCTCAAGCGGGTTACATACTAATTCCCGTTGTTACGATGCTCCGGTCTTCTGGATACCTGTTCACTTATAAAGGACATAGATCTATCTCCGCTAAAATATCTTCTGCCGTCAATGGCTGGGAGCAGATGAGAAAAGGTAAAAGCATCACGCTTGAAACAGTCAAAGACATATATAGTTTTATGTCTACGGGTAACCGCGTCAAACGTGGCTTCAAGACAATGAGTGGAGCTGACGATAGTAATCTATTTAATATGGCACAACTTCAGGATGAATGGGGTCTTGCCATAGGAGATGAGTTGATTTGGAGAGAGGCTCTTGATAGACTACCAGAGGAATCAAGGGTTTACATCACGGCTATGCTTAGAAGAGGAGAGAAGTTTAATGCAGAGCCCCGTATTACAATATCCACGATCCACGGGTCTAAAGGTGGCGAATCAGAAAACGTAGTTATATTTACAGATCTATCCCCGTCAGCTGACGATGCAATGAGCGGAGGTAATGATGATCTGCATAGAGTGTTCTATGTGGCCGTCACACGGGCCAAAGAGAATTTGTTTATTGTCGAATCAGAAGACAGCAATAGGAGCTATGCGATATGAGACACATGGAATATATGAAGAAAAGATTAAAGGAGGAAGAGATGAAAGATATGGTCAACCACCCTGATCATTATACAAACAGCTCAATAGAAACCATCGACATGATAGAATCTATGACAGCTGAAGGATTTCAATATTATCTGGAAGGAAACATACTTAAATATTTAACACGATACAGACACAAAAACGGTATCCAAGACCTACAAAAGGCGCAGTGGTACCTTAACAAACTAATAGAGGTACAATATGACACTACAGATGGCGATGTTCACACCGAAAACAGAGTGGGTTCCACCACACGAGTTACCAGATCTTAGTGAAGCTAAGACGATAGCGATAGATGTTGAAACAAAAGATCCAAATCTAAAGACTAAAGGACCTGGATGGCCCACTGGAGATGGCGAGGTCGTAGGATACGCCGTAGCTGTAGACGGTTGGAAAGGTTATGTACCGATTCGCCACGGCGGAGGTGGTAATATAGATGAGCGTATAGTTAATAACTGGATGAAAAAGGTTTGCGAATCACCCGCTGAAAAAGTTATGCACAACGCACAATATGATGCGGGCTGGCTCAGGCGCATGGGTTTTAAAGTTAATGGTCGTATCATTGATACTATGGTTATCGCGTCCTTGCTGGATGAGAATAGATTTAGTTACAGTCTCAACGCCTTGTCTTTTGAGTATTTATCAAAAACAAAAAGTGAGAAGAACCTGACTGAAGCTGCTAGAGACTTCGGGGTCGATCCCAAAGCTGAACTGTGGAAGTTGCCAAGTATGCATGTCGGGCCATACGCCGAAGTGGACGCCGAGCTCACATTGGAACTCTGGAACTACTTCAAGCCCCTGATTTCTAAAGAAGACCTCTGGAGTGTCGTCAATCTGGAGCTGGATGTTCTTCCCGTACTCATAGATATGACTTGGAAAGGTGTTCGTGTTGATCAGGATCGGGTCGAGCGGACCAGAGACTTTCTGCTCAAGGAAGAAAAGTCTATGCTCGCTAAGATCAAGCATCTGACCGGCATGAATGTAGAAGTATGGGCGGCTCAATCGCTCGCCAAAGCATTTGATACAGTTGGTATAAACTATCCCAAGACTGAAAAAGGTGCGCCATCTTTCACAAAATCCTTTCTATCCGAGCATAACCACGAATTACCTAAAATGATACTAAGGACGAGAGACCTTAACAAGACCCATGGTACTTTTATTAACACAATTATGAAGCACACAGCTCACGATGGACGCATACATTCACATATAAATCAGATCAGATCTGACGATGGTGGTACCGTATCAGGCCGAATCAGTATGAGTAATCCAAATTTACAGCAGATACCCGCCCGTGATCCGGAGCTGGGGCCTATGATTCGCTCTTTGTTTTTACCTGAAGAGAATGAACAGTGGGCTAGTATAGATTTCTCGCAACAAGAACCACGAATCTTGGTCCATTATGCCCACGCCTACGGTAAATCCCAAGGCCATGACATGAAAGGCGTACAAGAATTTGTCGATGGATACCAAAATGATCCCGATATGGACTTCCATACCATGGTAGCTGACATGGCAAACATACCTCGTAAGCAAGCCAAAACTATAAATCTGGGCATGATGTACGGCATGGGAGTAAACAAGCTGTCAGACCAGCTCGATATACCCGTAGAAGAAGCTAAAGGTTTAGTGAAACAATACCATGAACGCGTTCCTTTTGTGAAAATGCTCATGCATGGCGTGATGAATAAGCTTAATTCACGACAAAGCTCCGGCTCTATCCGCTCTATCTTGGGTAGAAAGTGTCGATTCGATCTTTGGGAGCCAGATACGTTCGCTATGAACAAGGCCTTGCCCCTGAAAGATGCACTCAATGAACACGGCCCAACGACCAGATTGAAGCGAGCCTACACTTATAAGGCCCTAAACCGTCTTATTCAGGCCTCAGCCGCTGATATGACCAAGCAAGCTATGGTAGATATCCACAAGCTGGGGATAACTCCGTTAATTCAGATACATGACGAGGTAGCTGTGTCCGTTTCTAACGATCATCAGGTTGATTCGATCGTCCATGCTATGGAAAATGCCGTTAAATTAAATGTACCTAGCAAAGTGGACGTGGAAATAGGCCCATCATGGGGCGAATCAAAATAAAACATTGACTGGATTATATAATCTCGCATATAATCCCGTAAAAGAGAAGGATTTATGCGATATGGATACAGAAAAATGGAAAAGCATTCTAGTTCCTAAAGATGTTTATTTAGAAATTAAGAAAATTGCAGCCAAAGAAGGCAGAACTTTGGGTGGACAACTACGGTTCATCTACTCTCAGTACGTTTCCGAGGAACAAAAGAGAGTAAAAGAGCTCGTAGATGCGGAAATGACCTTGAGAAAGGCCAAAGATCACTCAGTTATGAGTTGACCGTCTTTATTTTGCATTAATTTAGATGCTTCAACGCCCATATTGTACAAAGCGTCTGTCATAGGTCCATCAGATGCTTTCTTACCTCTTCCTGATAAAAAAACTTCTACTGGTGTAGCTGTATCTGGGTGGAAAGATACGGTCACAGCTAAACCTTCTCCTACATCCGTGGTTACACACGGTCTTCTATTCGGTAATTTTGACATATTGTCCTCCTCTGAATTAGACATCATATAAAATATTTTTTTGTTTTAATAGTCTTGACTTTCATTTTTTTTTAAAAATGTGCTATGATGTCCTTATGGACCCAGTTACTATTTCACTCGCGATGGGAGTCGCGTCTAAAGCTTTCTCTGCCATAAAACAAGGTTTTGCGGTTGGCAGAGATATAGAACAGATGTCTGGAGACATCGGGCGATGGATGGGAGCTGTTTCAGATGTTGATAACGCGGAAAAGCAAGCTAAAAATCCTCCCCTGTTTGGCAAATTGTTTAAAGCTGGATCGATTGAAGAAGCAGCTCTCGCAGCTTATGCAGCCAAAAAGAAACTTGAGGAACAAAGGTACGAACTCAAGGTATTTCTGAACATGTCCCACGGGCCTGGAGCTTATGAGGAGCTCCTACAGATGGAAGGTCAGATAAGAAAAGACCGTCAAAGAACAGTTTACAAGCAACAACAGATGAGACGGCAGTTAGGCGAAGGTATTGCGTGGTTGTTCTTGGTATTAGTCGTTGGAGGATTTGTATTATTAGTTGCATCTATGTGGTTTAACAAAGCACATGCCGAGGGTTATAAATACCAACCTAAAAAATTAACAAGACAACAGCAAATTAACAACGGTACTATTATACTGCCGGTTATGACAACATGCCGGTTAAAACTACAAAAAGTATTTAAAGATAAGATGGCTTGTATATATGTGGGCGCTCAAAAAACTTATGAATTAGAATTTACAGATATACAAATAGGCTGTCCTCGCAAATACAAGTGTAAGTTGAATCCTAACGGCAAAGAGCCTAGTATTGATCAAGTGATGGAAAGTCTTAGGAGTATCGCCAAATGAGTAAGTGTGTAGGTGTTTGCAAATTAAATGAACAAAAAGTCTGCATCGGTTGTAACCGAACTATGGAACAGATAAAAGAAGCATACAAAGGTAAATGACGGTTTATAAGTGTCAGGACCATGTGTTGGACGTGAACAACAGCTCAAAGTCCTTTGTGTATTACAAGGACCAGCTCTTGTTTATGGGCGATAGCCGAACCGCAATAAAGTTGTTTTGTAAAAACTGCCAAGACCCTGATCTGCGCGTTAAATTAAAAAAATATAAATATATTAATATATGGGATTGACGGCCTTGTTTTAATTTAGTAGTGTTTATTTGTCTAGAGGTCGTAATGACACAAGCATCTTAATGTACTCCTATTCATTAAGGTTAAATTGCAAAACTTAAAACCCGTGAAGCTATCCTTCACGGGTTTTTTTGTGTAAAACTTTTGTGCTTGACATGGTATGCGATAAATCTTATCTATTATATGTGCGGATTGTTTAGCACGTTCAGGACTGTGATCTTATTCTCCATGGGATCTTAGTGACGATACCTCAAAACAATCTGCACACCAACTTTAACAAAGACTTGGAGGTCACAATGACAAAGAAACAAGAATGGGAAATAGAAAGAGATAAGGAAAAAGCTCTTAGACAAAAAGGTCTACAAGCCCTTACCCTTGAACAAATACAAGCGGTTCACGATACTTACGAAGCTTTGAACAGCGCTCTGATCAGTATAAGAGATTTAAATGATCTTATGCTTTCAGACATTAAAGCTTTGGACGAGGCTTCTTGGAGTTTACACCACCAGTTTAATTTAAGGAGTGAAGATGATTAATCCCACAGAAAAAAAGAGGCGTGGTTATCTCATGCATTTTGAAGAAGGAGCTCAGGATGCTGTTCTTTACCAACAGATGAATGAGGACAAAAAGTCTTCGGCTTATTATAGACGAGGCTTCGATTTTGGAATGACGCTGCATTTAAAATTAAGGAGTATAAAATGATTGTAGAAAAAAATGGTCGCTTCACTTGTAATCTTTGTGGTTATGAGTGGAGTGCAATGTTAGGCGATGATCCAGTAAGTGTTCTTTTGCTTCACGATGCTGAAATTCCTGAAAAATGCCAATGTGAGGAGAAGAGAGATAAAAAGTTGCTATACTGGCAAGGAGAAAAAGAATGAGTACGCAAAATAAAACCCATGCCGTGATGAGCCAACGGCATGAGGATAGCGATAGTCTGGATTACTTTCCAACGCCCCCTTGGGCCACCAGAGCTCTGTTTCAGGAAGTGCTTAAACGACCGGAACATAAACAAGAGCTGTTCTTTGAAGATAAATCAAATGTGACGTGCCTCGAACCAGCTTGCGGTGGCGGTCACATGGTAAAGGTCCTCGAAGAATATTTCGATAACGTAACCTCATGCGATATCGCCGATTACGGCCAAGATCATATAGCTGACTTCTTATCTAAAGACGTTAAAGACAAATATGATTTTATTATTACTAACCCACCCTTTAATCTGGCTGAAGAATTTGTTACTAAAGCTATACCTCTAGCTAGAAAATGTGTGGCAATATTCGCCAGAACTCAATTTATGGAAAGTGTAGGACGATATGAAAGACTATTTAAACCAAATCCGCCGAAAATTATCGCTCAGTTTAGTGAGAGAGTACCAATCGTTAAAGGACGTCTGTCCGCAACTGCTTCAACAGCTACAAGCTACGCTTGGTTCATATGGTGCGGAACTGCTAAAGAAAGTACAGAACATAACTACTTTACGTCCACAGCTCCCACCAAACTCTTCTGGATCCCTCCATCACGAAGGGTCTATGAAAAACCAAACGACTATGAAGAACGTGTGGAAACTCCACATTCTCGACCCACGGGTCACGCCCCACAAACAGACCTTTTTGGAAAAACTAAAGGAGATATTTAAATGAGCGAAGAAAAAACTTGGATTAATATTAACGAAATGCCACTATGGGCAGAGGCTATTTTAGAAATAGAAGGCCTTGTTAATGAGGAAGTATCCAAATTAAAAAAGGCAGACAATATCAGAATGGCCACTTTGTTAACGAATAGTCTAACTGTTATTAAACGAGGATACTAATGCCAAAAAATTGTCTGGATTACTGCAAAGAATGCGGAATAAAACTTAAAAATACTAAACATATTAGGACACATCCCAAATTGTGTCCTGATTGCCGAGGATATAATTCAACTTTAAACCCCAGCGTCAGAGAAGTTTTTAACCAAATGCAAAAAAACCCAACAACTCCGGCTGACGATGAGCTGTGGTTTGAAGATTGTCCCAAAGCCGTCAAAGAACTCGAGTACGGCCGTGTGTCCAGAAAGACTAACGTAGCTCCCATAGAAACAACTCTTAGTGATTTGATTATATGAGTGAGCTGATATGTAACCTTCCCGCTGTTAAAGTTAAAGTCAGGCGGGAATATTTAAGGGATTTAGAAGATGGATTTGGTGAGTTTGTCGATGGGATCTGGGTCTCATGTAAATCTATTCCTGGAAGAGCATTTTATTTTGAGACTTATCTGCCTGAGTACGGCGCTCTGTATGACAAGTTGCCTATTAGCGCGTTCCTATCTAGAGCTGAAATACCCAATCCGGACTTACCTCTTAATAATCTGCAGTTCTGGAACGCTATGGATTATGGTATCGTGGCTGTTCATAAACAATTCATCGGTTCAATGGATTTTGAGGTGCTAACCAGAGACTTTGGTCTCCAAAAAGGTACTTATGTAGCTACCCTAGATAATTACCACGCCGATATTAACGCTATAGATTATAGTACAGCTGAAACACCAGATGAACATAAATCTTTTAATCTACTGGAATTGGATAATGGCCAGTATTGCGTCTATCCTAATAATAGAATGAGAGTTTACGATAATAGTCTCACGCCTCACGAGCCAAAGAAGCCGGACTTCAAAGTTAGTACTATTGAGTACCAAGTCGAGAATGGTAACACTACAAGACTTGGCGATACTGACGAATACTTCTGGAAAACTAAACAAGAACAATAGTTACATTTGTTAATCTCCTTTATATATAGAGCTGAAAATAAAAAAAATATTTTTTGTTAAATATAGGTGTAACTGGTGTAACTTATGTAACTCGTATCTGTAATCGTTAGTACATAAGGATTCTATGGTTACATATTTGGTTACATATTTAATTTCAAATATGTAACTTTACAATATTAGATCGATTTTGGCTTTACTAAGGGCTAAAAAGTTTTTTGCAAAAAAATATTTTCTGGTGTATATATATAGGATGAATAACTTAAAGCCTTTGAAAAAGGGTCGGGGAAGACCAAAAGCTGATCTGCATAGTAAGCTTACTAGGAAACAAGAACGCTTTGTAAAAGAGATTGTTTCTAATGATGGGATGATAACTCATAGAGAAGCTGCGATTAATGCGGGATACCCAGCATCTTCAGCTCACACTAGAGCTTATGAAATGATGAACCCTCAAATCTGTCCACATATCTGTCGAGCTATTCAAGCTTATCGAGATGAGTTGGACGAGAAATATGGCATTACTTTTAAAAGACATTTACGAGATTTACAAAGAATTAGAGATATGGCTATAGAAAACGGGGCATATTCAGCCGCAGTTCAAGCTGAGTATAGAAGAGGCCAAGCTAATGGTAATATCTATATTAACAAATCTGAAATCCGTCACGGGACTATAGATAGTATGTCTAAGGATGAAGTCCTGAAAGCTTTAAAAGAGTTGAGACAAAATGAACCGAGATACGCTGAAGAAGTTATTGAACACGAGGACAACAAATCCGATAAAGAAGGAAGCGGGTCTGTACGAACAATTAAAGAGAGCCTCACTACAATACAGTAAACCCATAAGACTTAGTAGAATAGAAAACTGGATGACCCTTGGCCTTCCGGATTTACTTATTTGTGATCACAATCATAAATTTCATTTTGTAGAATTGAAATATGTAAAGTTTAATGCCGTCAATCTAAGCCCTCAACAAATTAGTTGGATTACCCTACATAAGGGAGCTTCCGTTTGGATATTAGTTAAAAGCACTAAAGGCCTTCACCTTTATAGAGCTGACCAAGCCATAGAGCTGAAAGAACAAGGAATAAAATTAGAGCCACATTTCTTTTGTCCTGAGCCTTTTGACTGGCAAAAAACTTTTGACTTGATCTTATAGAAAAAATCGCATATCGTTGTCTTAACTTAAACAAATAGCTTGGAGGCTAGATATGGTTAAATTTAAAACTAATATTCCAGATAATTTTGGAAAAAGATATTGTTTCACTTCTGTTGCAGATACTGAATTAGAAAATCATTATCGTGTAGCAAAGGTTTATGAAAACAAAAGCGGTTACTATCCATTGGGCAAATCAAAGCCTGATAATCACGAAATGGATAAGTTTGTTAGTGAAGATGGCGAACACATTCAAAGAATCTGCGATCAATTTAATGAGGGTCTTAATGTTACTAAAGATGACATTAATCATATAGTTCATTCTTCTGTTAGGTTACAGTTTAATCCTTGGGAGGCTAACAATGATACTTTATAAAGTGTTAGTTCGTGATGGCGAAAGTCAGTATGAAGAGTTGGGTTATTATTCTAATTTTTCTGCAAAAGATTACGATAATGGTAAAATTACCGACCAGAAAATTTTATCAGAATTATATGACGAGCAGTTTACAGAAAAAGATTTGGAACCCGAAACCACCGATAACTATTGGTATGGGAATAAAATTCTATCTGTAGCAAGTGTTAGAGATATATTGGAGGATGAAATCCTTGTCTTACATAAATTTGGAATAGTTTATTATACTCAAGGAGGCCAACAATGAGTAAGTATACAAAAGCAGAAGAGAAAATTGTAGCTGACTTTGAAAAGTTAATTAAGAAAAAGGGATGGCAACCAATGGAAACTAGTGCCGTTGGTGGTGCTTGGTTTGGTGGTAAATCACATCACTCACTTGCTGACTATGTGCCTAGTAAAGTCTTTGATAAATCCAACCTTGAAGACATAGATTTTTTAGTACTTGGATGGAGGGCGTAATGAGTAAAAAAGATTACACAGTCAAATATGACGTTTGCATTTGGTTTGATAGAAACTTCTTGGTTCAAGCGGATTCTCAGGAAGAGGCGGAACAAAAGGCTAAAGAGTTAATGCATGAAACTGAAAATGATATGTATGCCACAGTAAATCCAACACCTTCTTTAGATTATAAAAAGTTAGAAGACTGGGTTTTTGGCGATGCTGAATTTAAATTAGATACTGTACACGTTGTGGAGGACTGATTATGAAAGAAGTAATTAAAAAAGCAGTGGCCTCAGCTCGGTATTTCAAAAACAAAAAAGAAACTGATATGTGGCACTGTATTTGGCATGAGGGTAAACCTTATGATTATCATTTAATCCTAGATAACTATGGCGAGAATGATGAGCTTTTATATGAGGTGGATATATATTCTGTACCTAAATTAAAAAATGGCGAATGGGCAAACTTAAATGATTTAGTACATTTACACACCCACACTTTACCGTATAACCCAAATCTTTTTGAAAAAGGAGAAATCAATGAATAAAGAAGATAAAATTTTAAAAACTTTAAACACTGACTTTGGTCAGCTCAGGCTAACCAACACAATGTTAAACAAAGCGATAATAGATGCTAATACAAGTATCAGGAGATTTGCCAAA